AATCAAGGTTATGGGACTGAAGGCAATAATGGATTTAATTCAGGTATGGTTTCTCGTGATAAATGGATGCCTAAAACAGTAGATGATATGAGAGTAGATACTAATCCTAAACTTACATATTCATTAGACGGGCATCAAGGTCCTGCTAGTTCTCATATTAAAAATAGAGGACATCAAGCCGCTGTTGAAAAAAATAGACCAGATAGACATCATGAAACAAGTGGTACATCTAATTGGTTTACTACAGTCGGTGGTGAAAAAGCTCAAACAGCTAGAAGTATTGCAAATGTTCATAGCGATATTAGAGAAAATACAGCTAGTTCATATGAAGGTATAGCACGTGGACCAAATATGACTAATTTAGGAGAATCTAAATATCAAGAAAGTCACCGAACAGAAAACGGTCCTGAAAATTTTGCGATTGCTAATGCAGGAGGTCATCAACCTGCAAATCCTAATAATTTTTCAGTAGATTCATATAAAACGTATGAAAATAATAGAACTTCTAATTCTCAGAAAGGCGTCTTTGGAGGAGTAGGTGGAGCACTAGGTGCAGCAGTTGCGCCTATTATGGATATGTTAAGACCGTCAAGAAAAGAAAACGTTGTAGGAAACGTTAGATTATATGGCGATATACGGAGCGAAGTTCCTCAATCATATGTTAATAATCCAAATGAAGCTTTAAAAACTACAAATAGACAAATGGGGAAAAATCAAGATATGTATTGGAATGTTCAAGCGAACGGTGGTGGTAATTATACAACTAATTCTCAATCATTAAATGGAAATCAAAGGGATACTACACAAAAGTATTATGTAGGTAACGCTGGCGGAGACGGCGTAAGTAATAATATGACTACATATGATGGCGCATATAAACAAACAAATAATGAATCCAAACAAGAGTTGATACAAAATAGACAAAACCATGGCGGTACTCAAGTATTTAATCAAACTGAAAATGTTTTAATTAGCAAAAAAGAATCAGATAGAGAAAATAATAGAATGTGGATGCCTACAAGTGCGAATGTTGTACCTCCATCTGGACAAACTTATGGTAAATTAGATCAACCGTATGCTCAATTAGAAGAAAAAACAAATTATGATAGAATTAATCCAAATTTATTAAACGCGTTTAAAGAAAATCCATACACGCACTCGTTAAATAATACTGTATGAGTTTAAATGATATAAATATATTATATATTTATATCAATTGACATGTCACGAAATATATATCATAGTTCAATTTATGATACATTAGATCATTTTATAGATAATAAAATTGTACCTCATTTATTATTTTACGGTGAGAATGGTAGTGGTAAAAAAAATATAGTTAATGATTTTATTAAAAAAAATTATGAGAATATTAATAATTATAAAGAGTATGTTATGTATGTTGAATGTGCTCATAGTAAAGGTATTAAATTTGTACGCGACGATATAAAATTTTTCGCAAAAAAAAATATTTCTTTACAAAATGGTTTATTTAAAACTATTATTTTAAATAATGCAGATAAATTAACAATTGATGCGCAATCTGCACTAAGAAGATGTATAGAACAATTTAGTCATTCAACGCGATTTATTATTATAGTTGAAGATAAATTAAGAATACTTAAACCAATATTATCTAGATTTTGTGAAATTTATGTATATTTACCAAATATAAATAACAATGAACAGAATTTTTATAACTATAACAATGAAAATATATATATAAAAAATATAAAACCATTAGTTGATATATTAACTAAAATTAATACTGATAATAATAATATAATAGAAATTTGCGAAAAGATTTATAAAAAGGGATATAACGGTATTGATATTTTAAATGCAATAAGTGATACTAAATTTAAATTAAATAATAAGTATGAATTATTAACATCATTAAATAAAGAACGATTAGAATACTATAATGAAAAAATGTTTATATTAGTGTTAATTAATACTATTCGTAGTAACTTTATTAAATAAATATTGTAAATTTACAAAATGGACGATTTTACATTATCTACGTTAAATGAATCTAGAAATGAATGGTGTGCAAGATTAGTTAGTATTTTAACACCGTTAATTATTGAAGGTTATAATTCAATGTTTGACGAATCCTGGAATATGTGTAAAGACAATGATGAACAAGAAAAATATTTAATGACTTTTCAAAACTTAATTGCGCGTGTTCCAAAATGGAATCAAGAAATTATTCAAACCGAATGTAAAAGAATTATTGATAAAAGTAATTGCAATTATTTAGAAGAATTAATATCATGTGTTCATATTATTCAATTGAAGTTATTAACATGCATTAGAGTTGGTAAAACACAGAAAAAAATAGATATTTCTATACCCGTGTTACATGAATTTATTCATAAAACATATATATTTACCGCACGTAAATTATATGCAAATATATATTTGTATGAATCTACTATTCCTCCTTTACAAAAACAAAAAAATTTAAGAGAATTAGAATTAATTGTTCAAGATGCTGTTTTACTTTCAATTCGTGATAGCATGCCAATTGAAAATATTTTAAAAGCATATATGGATGAAACAGTTGAATATGATGTATCAAAAGAAGTAATTGAAGAAAAAATTGAGATTGAACCTGAACCTGATCAGGAAGAAGATGCATCTACACAAAAAACTATTATAAATTCCGATAATTTAGAAGATAAAATTAAAGATCAAGAACAAACTATTAAACAACTGGCAGAAAAGAATACATTAACATTTAACGATGTTGATAAAACTTTAAATGAACACAATGAAGAAGTTGAAATATCTGCGCCAAAAAATATAGAGCGTTTAGAAGAAATAAGCGAATTAAGAAATAAACAACGAAGAGAAGAAGAAGAAGAAGATGATGAAATATTTAATAGTAAAATAAAAATAAATGATACCCCTGTAAATTTAACAGAATTAGATATTCATGATTTATCCGTTAAACCGAAAATTAATTTAGAAATGTCGGATCCAATTTTAGATGATGTTGAAGTATTAATATAAGTGCGTTATTATAATATTAAATTAATAATATAATAAATCATTAATGGAGAATCCATTTATTTTAGCTGCGTTAGTATCATTCTGTTATTTAATTATTAAATTTAGTGAAATGAGAATAATTGAAAAAGAAAATAAACCATTAAAAGTAATTATTAAAGATATGTTTTTAGTATATTTTTCATGTGTTGTTGGTATATTTTTGGTTCAACAAATAAGTGAAAATCCAATTTCTATATTTGGAAATGACGCGAAAGCATCTACTGTTGTTTTTACGAATAGTCCTGATTTTTAATTGGTGCTTTATTATTTTATGTCATTGAAATCGGTATTACTTCAACAATTGTTTATGGGTTTTAATCTTCTTCCTCTTCTTCATCGCTTTCATCACAAGCATTACCGCAAAGATATTGTCCACAACCTTTCATTTGAACTATATCTTCAGTTTTTCCACATAAATCACACTCAGCTTCTTGATTATTTGGCTCTTCTTGTACGAATAAAATATCCCCCATTCCATCGTCATTATAATATCCATCACATAGGCAACATTTTTTCCACTGATCCTCTTGATAAGTCTCTTCTGTATCTTCTTCAAAATCCCAGTCAGGTGGATATCTTTCACAATCCATATTTTCACACAATATAATTGGTTTTTCATCTTTTCCATTTTCTATATTTTCTATATTTTCTATATTTTCTATATTTTCTATATTTTCTATATTTTCTACATCTTCCATATCTTCTAATATTAATTCATTATAATCTTTAGTTAACAACGATTGACATACTCGTAGCGTACATGAAGCGCTACACCCACTATGACCATCATCCGCTAATTCAGTTTGTAATATAGATATATTACTATGACTTGACATTATAAATCCATTCGGTTCATCAAATTCACGTATCCATTTTTCCATATTATGCTTTTTAATAGCAACCATTGCATTAATTACCATTTTATCATTATGATTATCAATGATTAGATTGTATTTATTAGCGATCTGTTCTCGGTTCATATTATAAGTTACATAATATAAATGTAACTTATAATTTCAATTTTTTAATTATGCAGCATCAATATTTGATTTAATGGTATAGGACATTTTAAATAACTAAACGTTAACCCAATTAGTCCTCCTATAAAAAACCCATTATTGTAAATTAAATTATTATCATCATTTGAATAATATTTCTCGTATTTATTTCTAAAAACGTGATTATGAAAATAATTAATTACACCACCTCCTACTGCATAGGTAGATACCAATAATACATTATTTAATATTTTATTAGACATTATATAATATATACTGTGTTTTTAAATATTTAATATATCAATATTCATTAATTCATCTTTATTTATTTTATTTTCGTTTACGGCATATTTTTTAAATTCATTACTTTTTAATACATCTTTTGGTACATAGTTTGATACTGTACGCGATATCATTTTATATAATTTAAATTCTGGATAGCGTTCATCTCCGTTTTTTTTATATAATATATTACGTCCTTTACTGTCAATACACCATCCGCATATCATTTTTGCCATTTCATTTTTTAAATACACATCTTCTTGGTCATCCAATTCTTCTATAAAATAATCAAATAAGCTACATCCCAATCTGCATAAATCAAAACTCATATTTGGCTCCAATCTTGGTTTATTTTCATCAAAAAATGGCTCTGTGTTATATTGTGTGTCAGCATCTTCGCCTTTATTAAAACTATCACTACAAAATACAGCATTTTTATATTTATAAATAGAACGACCAAAATCAATTATTTTATATATTTTTCCATAGGTTGGAACTTTATAATAAATATTATTAAATTTATAATATAAATATTTTTCAGATGTTTCAATATACATAATATTATTAGTATGTAAATCATTGTGAGTAAAATTAAATATTTTTTGATACGTTGATAACGTTATTATTAATTGAAACATAATAGATCTCCATTCTTCGCATTTTATGTCTTTTATACTCATATAATTATCTAATGTATCTTTACATTTTTCCATACATATTACTTGAACTGGGTAATTATATATAACTGCCATTAAATCATTTTCGGATGTACAATCATCGTCTTCGTCGTCTTCATCGTCTTCGTCGTCTTCGTCGTCTTCGTCGTCTTCGTCGTCTTCATCATCTTCGTCGTTATCTGTATCAGAACTTCGCGATGAACAATCACTATTTTCTGATATAATTGACATTGTTTCGTCTTCATCTGTTGCTTTTATGTTCCATTCTACTAATTCTTCATCATTTAATTCATTTATATTTTTTTGAATTGTATTTTCAAATACATTTTTAGTTAATTCATTTTTAGTTAATTCATTTATATCAGATAGTACAATATTTTCACCAGACAATACCTCTAATGATTTTTTATTTTTGCAACTATGATGTAATACATCATCTTCATATCCTGGATTTTCTATTTTATATAATTTATTTAAATTATTATAAAAATAACTAGAATTAGATATATATTCTAAATCATCGCTAACATTATAATAATAATTTTGTTTATTTCCTAAAAATGATCCATAATATTCAATTCCGTGTTTAAAATTTACATTTAGTAATTTACTTGAAAAAAATGTAAATAATCCATCTATATATGCACAATTATTTTCATTAAGTAATTTTTCATGTACACCATCGTTGGAATGATAACTTGGCATAATATTTATATTATTATTTTCATATTTACCCATCATATATTTTACAGGATCTATAAGTGGTGAAAATTTACAAAACATCTTTACTTTTTCTTTATTTTCATTTTTATCCATAATATTTACTAAATAAGTATTCGTTTCTAAATTTTCTTTTTTTATAAATTTTGATAAATAATAATTTTGTTCAAACATTATATTGTTATAATTTGTACTATTCAATTCAAAAAAACGACTGTATATTGGTATATACCGTTGAACATTTAAAATGTCGGTAAATTCGGGGGATTCTAATTCTGTTAGAATATCTACATTCTTGTTTTTTGCATAAGAAATATTTAACATTGTTCTATGAATTAAATAAAAATAATATATTAAGCTTTTTAACTTAATATATTCGTTTTTAACTTTTTTAAATTTTCCAAATACTTTATATTATGAATCTAGAATTAGGAAAATTTGATATGAAGCAAGTAAGTTTTAAACCGAATGAAAATAAAGGCCCCGTGGTTGTATTAATTGGACGTCGTGACACCGGTAAAAGTTTTTTAGTACGTGATCTATTATATCATCATCAAGATATTCCAATTGGTACTGTTATATCAGGAACAGAAGAAGGAAATGGGTTTTATGGAACAATGATACCAAAATTATTTATACACGATGAATATAATACATCAATCATAGAAAATGTATTAAAACGACAAAGAGGAGTATTAAAACAAATGAAAAAAGAAATAGAATCCTATAGAAAATCAACAATTGATCCAAGAACTTTCTTAATATTAGATGATTGCTTATACGATGCTTCTTGGGCCAAGGATAAAATGATGCGATTATTATTTATGAATGGAAGACATTGGAAAATTATGTGCATTATTACAATGCAATATCCGTTAGGTATACCGCCTAACTTAAGAACAAATATAGACTATGTATTTATATTAAGAGAACCATACATTACAAATCGTAGACGAATTTATGAAAACTATGCGGGCATGTTTCCTACATTTGAATCTTTTTGTCAAGTTATGGACCAATGTACCGAAAATTTTGAATGTTTAGTAATTAATAATAATGCAAAATCTAATAGATTACAAGATCAAATTTTTTGGTATAAAGCAGAAGCCCATAATGAATTTAGATTAGGTTCAAAAGAATATTGGGATATTTCCAAAGGAATTGGATCAGACGACGAAGAAGAACAATATGATCCAAAATCAGCTAGAAAAAAAAGTAACGGTCCATTAATAAATGTTAAAAAATCTAAATGGTAAATAAATATTATTCTTTAATCAATATAAATATTATTGATTATATAATAATAATGTCTATTACATCAATATTGTGTAAAGAAAATGAAAATGACAATATTAATGCATACGGATGGGTACGAACAGTAAGAAGTTCAGGAACAACTTTAGGATTTTGTAATATAAACGATGGTTCAAATGTAAATGGTTTACAAATTATTATTAGTGAAGACTTTATTGATATATCTGAGATTGAGTCTTTCTTTAAAAATGTATATACAGGAACCTATTTGAATTGTTCTGGAAAATTAGTAAAATCTCCAGCAGAAGGCCAAGAATATGAATTATTACTTTCTAGTTATAAAATTACCGGTTCTATTGATCCTACACAATATCCGTTAGTAAAAGGCAGAATGAATTTAGATACATTACGAAATTATATACATTTAAGACCTAGAACTAGTGTATTTGGTAGCGTATTTCGTATTCGTTCATCACTTATGAAAATACTTCATGACTTTTATCATTCAAAGGGATATTTACATCTAGATCCAAATATTATTACAACAAACGAATGCGAAGGAGGTGCTGGCGTATTTCAAATTACTGAAAAAGATATTACAAATATTGATAAATTAGAAAAAACAAAAGATGGAAAGTATGAGTGGTCTAGTGATCATTTTAATTGTCCTACATTTTTAACAGTATCTTCACAATTGCAATTAGAAGCGATGGCTTGTTCCTTAGGAAATGTGTATACTGTAAATAAAAGTTTTAGAAGCGAACATTCACTTACGAGTAAGCATGTATCCGAATTTACTCATTTAGAAATAGAAATAATTAATAATACATTAGATGATTTAATGAATGTAGGCGAAGAAATGATAAAATATTCAATATGTGAAATATTTAAAAGAAATAATGACGATATTGAGAATCTAAATAAATTTATAAGTAAAGATATTGTTGAAAAATTAACACATCTTGAAACATGTGACTATAAACGATTAAAATATAATGACGTAATTAATATTATTAATGATGATATACAAACTAAAAAGTTAGACTTAGATCGTATAAAATATGGAGATGATTTAGGTTCTAAGCATGAGAATTATATTACAGAAAAATATAACGCCCCAGTATTTGTTACTCATTGGCCTATGGATATTAAAAGTTTTTATATGAAACAATGCGATGATGGTACATGTGAATGTTTTGATTTATTAATGCCATATGGTATAGGAGAATTAATTGGAGCTTCACAAAGAGAAGATAACTATGATAAATTAAAATATATGATGAAACAAAAAAATGTAGATGATAAAAATATGGAATTTTATTTAGATTTACGAAAATATGGATCATGTCCACACGGTGGTTTTGGTCTAGGATTTGATAGATTATTAATGTTAATTACTGGTATTTCTAATATTAAAGACGTTATACCTTTCCCTGTATCCTATAAATCATGCAAATATTAATCAATAAAATTCATACATTTTTTACAGCTATCTAATGCGCCATTTACCCAACTTTGATTTAAACTATAATTCTCTCCACAAATATAAATATTAGGTATAGGATTTAATAAGAAATCGGATACTTTAGTACTGTCTATATTTTTATTCCAATAAGATACACCACAATCCCAATAACATACATAGACTTTAATAGGTTCATTTATGTTAATGTCGTATGTATTTTTAACAAGCGATACAATTGATTTCTTTAATTTTGTTTGATTATTTTGTATTTTTTTCCAATAATTCGTATAAATATCATCGGTATATGAAATCATTATTAATTGATTCTCTCCACCCATTGGTATTATATATCTTAATGGATTATTGGTTACTATTTTATTTTTTATATCTTGATACCAAATATCTTCTTTTTTGAAAATTGCATAAGTTCTACATAGTGATTTACATGATACCGATTTTTCTAGTAGACAATGAATTGGTTTTAATATATTTATTTTTAATAATGCTGGTTTTGGAATACAAAATATAATTTTCTCTCCACGTATTGTTTTATTATTATATTGAAGTTTATACAAACTTGTATTTTTATCAAATACAATGGTTTTCACTTCTGTATTCAAATACATATTTGCATTGTTATTTTTTAGTTCTTTTACCATTTTTTCTATTAATATATTAAATTTACCATTATAATAAGTTAAATCAGGTCTTATATCATATGAAAACAAATGTATAGCATCATATGCGTTCATTTTTTTTAATTGACCACTATATCCACACGCTACTAACATATATTCTAATTCTTCGTTCGTTAAAAAAAAGGATGCCAATTGTTTAAATGTAATAGAACGAAGTTCTGATTCACTATATTCTTTAGATTTACTAATTACTTTGTCTATAAAATGAAATCCATTATACCTCTGGAGAGATTCGGAAAATTTATGTTTTGTGTCTATAAATTTAATATTTGCACCTATTGGTTTATCTTTTCTAAAATCTAACAATTCAAAACTTTTTAACAATTCAATTACGTGTTTATGATTTACATTAAATCGTGCAGCACCTGCTGGAAACGAAAAATGTTGCGAATCTATTTTATCATTTACTTGAAAAATACGCCCACCATAATAATCATTTTTTTCTAATAATATTACTTTTTTATTCTTTTTTAGTAATTGTAAATAATTATATAATCCAGATATTCCTCCACCAATAATTATAATGTCATATGTCATATATATTTAAAATAATATAAATTTATAGTTTTATATTATTTTTTAAATCCATACCACATATATATATATATATATTAATTATATTTATTCAATATATATATGTCAAATAAATATGAATATTGGTATGATCCAAATCATACAGGTGCTTTAAGAATTATTGATCACAAAAATAAAATAATATATGGAAGCGATCCTAATGAAAAAAAATGGATAGCCTATTTTGAACAAATTAGCAATGATCAATTAAGAGTTGATTTTACGCCAAAAAAAACACACAAAAGACCTGATAAAATAATATATGCTACATATCTTAATAGAAAACAACATTTAGTTTGGTCAGTAAATAAAGATGATAACGAATTTGAAAATGTTTGGCAAAGAATACGTGTCCCATTAGAAAACGTATTAGATCAACTTTAATTTTTTTTTAAACTTTGTAGATTAATTTGTTTATTCATATAAGGTAAAATTTCCTTATCATGTGTAATTACAATCAACGTTTTATTTTTACACTCTGTTACTATTAATTTTATAATTTTTTGTCTTGTTTGTTGGTCTAAACCAGAAAGAGGTTCATCCATAATAATAATTTTGGAATCATTTATTATTGAACGTAATATAATAGTAGTTTTTTGCATACCTATAGAAAGATTATTACCATTTACACCACATGATGATTGTAATCCGTTTTGTAGTTCTTTATAGATTGTTTGAAGATCATATTTTTGAATTAATTTTAATATTTTGTCATCACTTATTATTTCATTGCCATATTTAATATTATACATAACACTTTTATCAAATAATAATGTTCTTTGATTTACATACATTACTTTGCCTCGTAAATATTCATTATCTATATTCTTAACATTTATATTATCTATATAAATACTTCCCTTTTGTGGTCTATGTAAATCCACTATCATTTTCATTAATGTAGTTTTTCCTGATCCAGAGCGTCCTAGTATTGCTACTTTATCATTTGAATTAATTGTAAATGAAAAATCTTTAAATAAATAATTACTATCAGTTTTATTATACTTAAAACAAATATTATCAAATACAATTTTACCATTTTTAATATTATTTTTTACATAATTATTATTTTCATGTAATAATATATTACTTATAGAATCACTATAAAAACTTATAGTACTTATAAACCAAAAAATAACTGACTCAACCTTCCATATAATATCTAATTGATTATATAAAACCCCCTGTAAAATAATAAAAGAGGATATTACAAATGATACACTTTGTTTTTTTATCTTTAATAAATGAAATAATCTTAAATATACCGCTATATACATTATTAATACAACTAACTGAATTAAATGAGATGTTAAATTTTCATAATTTTTTAAATCAGTGTTTATATTAATTTCAGTTTCGTTTAATTCTATAAATTTATTTTTTTCTTCATCCACTGTATTATTTATATAAATATTCATCAAATTATTAATATCATCGCCTAGTTTATTCCATATTTTTTTGACTTCTCGTTCTCTATTTGAGTTTTTGATATTATATATATCATACGCTAATACATACCCTATAAATGATAATATTAATGAAACAAATAAATATACAAATATTTGTACATCATAAAATAAAAAGTAAAAACAAACTACCAACATACTTAACATTTGGGGTAAATATTCTTGGGTAAAAAATGTCCATGCATATATAGTTAATCTATTTATACTATGAAGTAATGTAGTAATATTACCTATTTTTATATCTTTATAGTCATTTTTATATCTATCAATTATTTTATTATGAATTACAGTTCGTGTAAACCCGTGTATTTTTGGACTAAGATATAAATCAATTGCATTTTTTAAAGTATGGGCACCTATGATAACTATCCATATTATTACATATACATATAAAAAATATACAGATGTTTTATCTTTAAATATGGATGTAAAATCAAATAAATCCGTTTTATTTGTTATTTTTGATAAATTGTCAAATATTGCTGTTAATATTATGGGCTGAATTAACTGTATAGCTGGAAATAAAATTATATTTACAAGTATTAATGCTACTATTATTTTCCAATATATTTTAATAAAATCAAAATATAATACATCAACTGTATTATAAAATTGACTATGTTTATCCATAATATTTATTAATATATTAATATAATAAATATTAATCATTTTTTGAATTTAATTTTAATCTTTTTTTGAATTTAATTCTAAATTAGCCTTTTCAAATAATTCTTGTTTTAAATTTAATGATTCTACTCTTTTTTGAGTTTCTTCCTTATTTGAGCTTGTAATAGCAATCTCATCAGGCATGGCGTCATAATCTACTTCGCGCACATTGACAAGTTCGTTATTTTCATTTAAAACCTGGGTTAAAACATTGTTATTTTCTTCTGCCAACTTTTTATTTTCTTCCATCGCTTTCTCTTTTGTTTCTTGTATTCTTTTTTCAAATTGTTGTTTTGCATTCGTTTCATTATCAATCTTATTATGCATTAAATTATTTAATTCTTCTTCTAAATATTCAACACGTCCTGTTTTATATGCATCAGGATCCCATGGCATCCATAACCCAACCGGTCCAACAAATACATCATGATTAGGATCCACTTCACGTAACATTTTACATCTAGCTTCGGCTTCTTCCTGTGTACTATACACCCCTCGTATTTTTAACCCACGTGTACTTGTTTGAAATTTATTATTAATATTAAATTTATTAACAAGGGTTTCTTCATTTTGATCTAAGAAATTTTTATAATCATCTTCAATTGTTGTATTTAATAAATTCTCTTTTTGGTCCTTTATAAATTCTTGAAATTCTTCGTTTAGTGTTCCCAACTCTAAATTATATTTAATAGACAAAAAACTAAAAAAATGTTGGTATTTTTCAAGCGATTTAGAAAAATCCCAAGTTTTTATAAATTCGTTAAACAAAAATAAATCTTTACCTTTTAAAATTTTTTCAGGAGAAAGAAATGATACACATCCGAATTTTTGACCAGATATAGGCTTATCTTCATCTAATACATCTACATATGTGGGTGATTTTGTTTCTTTAGATAAACTCATTATAACAATAATATATTAATTTATTTAAGTGATTTTATATCTTACAATATTTTTTTCTATATTATTAATATATATGTTAAACTCAATCGATTTAGGAGAATTATTGAAACGTGCTATCAAATACTTAGTTGAAGGTTTAATGGTTGCTATTGCAGCTTTTGCTATTCCAAAACAAAAAATGAGCATTGACGAAGTTGCACTAATCGCATTAACTGCCGCTGCAACATTTAGTATATTAGATACATATATTCCTAGTATGGCTGTATCTGCCAGATCAGGTGCTGGATTTGGTATCGGTGCAAATCTAGTAGGATTTCCTAGAATAGGAATGTAATAAAATAATTACTTTATTTATATATTAATGTTATGTTAATACATGACATTAAAATATATTATTAATAAGTCTACAACTAGATGTTTATATAATGTCAATATATTTAAAAATAATTTATTATTTGGTAATGTAAACTTTCAAATATACAATACTACTGCGTATTTAAATAATATAGAAGTGAAAGAAAAGAAACGAGGTTACGGTAGTTATATTTTAACTAATTTTGAAAATTATGTTAAATATAATTATAATATAAATAAAATAGATTTATTAGCTTGGCAACCAAGCAATGATAATAACGTTTTAAACTTCTTTGAAATGCACAGATATTATCATTTAAATCCCAACGAAAATCCAGAAATATATGACGATTCTATTATCATATATGATTTATATAAATTAACCAAAAAAATTGAATTTATTTAATACTTATTTATTAAATGAATACAAATAATAACAATGAAAGTAACAAATACCGATTTACTCAATAATAGATATAAATATTCTATTGATGTTCTGGAGGAGAATATTGTGGAAAATCATCTTGATGAAAAAATACTATTAGCAACACAAACCCTTACACCCGAGTTTTGTGTCAAATACATATTAGATTTAGATATTGAAGGAGGCGGAGAAGAGTCTTATATTTTTGATATATGCTATATTTTATCATTTCAAAAACATATTACAGAAAAAGAATTAATGGATTTAATATCTACTTCACCTTTGGACATTTAAAAATTATATATATACAAATGAATGTAAACAATTTATATGATTAAATTAGATAAAACCCAACACGGCACAACAATATTTTTTATATTATTATTATATAACAATGAATTCCGAATTTTTAGGACAATTGGGTTTATTATCAAAAACAATTGCTATTTTAGTAATTTTATTTTTAGATTTAACAAAAAAAATACACCTACCAGTGTTTGTTATTTTGGCTTTTGCATTTAGTGGATTAATTTTAGGATTTATTCATCAATTACATGAAAAAAAAGAAGAACCAATATATGATTATCACTATCATAATTTAATAATAGGCGTATTTAGTGTTTTTTTATTATCAAAAAGATTAATATAGAATATTATGTTCGCATTTCTTTATATTTTTTTTAGCGCCAAAGTCGGTGGTTTAAATGTTCAAAGGTGTAAAAAATAATTTTTTATATATTACAAATTAATTTAAAATTGAAAATAACAATATTTACATTAATATGTATTAATGAAATATGTTGTTAAATGCAGGACAGCTTTTTAGAGGACGTATATTAAAACGCCCATCTATAAGATGTAAGACACCTTACGTAGCAGATGTATTATTGGATGATGGAAGTTTAACTTTGGCACATAGTGCTTCGTTGGGGTGTTGTGGATTATGCGATAAAGATGCATACGTATATATGATTAAAGTAGATAATCCTAAAAATATTTGCAAATATAAAATAATTATTGCAAATAATATTGAACGTAATATCTCTCAATTAATTGGAGTGGATCCTAAGTTTGCAGAGAACGTAGTAAACAGTTCTTTACAACAACATACATTATCTTGGTTAAATAATGTAAAAGAGTTCCAGAGAGAAAAGACATATTTAAATTCAAGATTTGATTTTTGTGGAATTGATAAAAATGGACAAGAATTTATTTTAGAAGTTAAAAATGTTCCACTTGCAGATTATGTAGATATGTTAGATAAAGATAAAAAGAAGTTAGATTTATCTGACTATGAATTCAATAATAAAATAGCATATTTTCCAGATGGTTACCGTAAAAAGGTAAAAGACACTATTAGTCCAAGAGCATTAAAACATATTCAGGAATTACAAATAATTAAAAAAGAAAGAAATATTCGCACTATTTTATGCTTTGTTATTCAACGAGAAGATGTTACTTCATTCCAACCCTCCAATATTGACCCAATATATAAAACCGCAGTAACTGAAGCATATCACGATGGTGTAGAAATAAAAGCTATACAAGTGAATTGGAAAATAGATGGTAGCGTAACTATAATTAATGATAATTTACAAATAAATATATAAATAAAAATCTCCTATTTAATATATTATGAATAATCATAATATATTAACTTATTTTTTTAAGAAAATAAATAAAAAGGCACTGGGATTTAAAAAAGATAACAAATGGTATTGGTTATCAAATGAACATATTATTAAAAATGTAAATGCAGCTAAAAATGTATTAAGTAATTTATCAATAACTAAGGGCGATAGAGTTGCATATCAAGGAAAAAATTCACCCGAATGGTTATATTGGAACATGGCAGTTCAATCAAAAGGTGCTATTTGGACGCCTATGCTTGACAATCAATCGCGCGAATACGGTCAATATATAGTTAATAATTGTAATCCTAAAATAACTATTACAAATGACATAGATTATATAAATACGATAAATATTAGAAATTATATCAATTCTGATAACAGTGTAAATGGTAAAACAATTACTATTGAAAATACAGATAAAGATGATATATCAACACTTATTTATACATCGGGTACTACAAGTAATCCAAAAGGAGTAATGCTTACGCATAATAATTTAATTTCAAATATTAAATCATTTGAATCACGATTTTCAGATATTACGCATAAAACTACTAGTCTAAGTATTTTACCATGGACACATAATTATAGCTTAATCACAGACCTATATTATAATTTATATAAAAATAATTCAATAGTTTTATCTAGTGATAAAACAACATTTATACAGGAATGTGGTGAAATTTCACCAAATATTTTATATGCTTCATCCCAAATATTAGATTTAATAAAATCTAAGTTTGATAAATACAATGTTCCACTATTTAAACACGTCATTCCTCAATTATTACGAAATATATTAGGTAATAATATAATACATATATTTATTATTGATACCACATTAACTGATTCTACTAAATTTTTTTTTATAAATAATGGAATTAAAATATGTGAAGGGTATGGTATAGCCGAAATATCATCAATTATATCTATAAATCATCATATCTATCCAAGAATAAATCATAGCATGGGTAAAATATTAGATGATATATTAGTTGATATAGTAGATAATGAGATACAAGTAAGTGGTCCAAATATAATGGAAGGATATTGGAATGAACCCATCCAACCATCAGAAGTATTAATTAATAGAAATAATAAATTATGGTATAAAACAGGAGATAGTGGATATATTAAAAATGATTTCTTATATTATACGGGTCGCATAAATAAAAAATAAAAATGATTTAAAATTATAACTAATGGTATATATATATGGGACAAATATGTAAAACCATACAAAATAAAATAAATAATGATACCGATATTGATATAGATGAATGTATTAAATTTGATTTTATACAATTTTCGGCTATTAAATCAAATCATACAAATAAAAAAAAATATAAAGTATTGGAAATTACTGACGATCTAATAGTAAAAGTGGTGGTTTATTTAAACAATCAATATCATCTTATAAATTTATCATTTCATGGTATTGTTTTTCCTTTAAATACTGTATCTGATGAAGATGAAATACAGGCATGTTTAAAATCGCAAGATTTAATTGATCAAATATTATTTGAAAGATATATTAATTTTGATATAATGTCATATTGTAAAGAAACAAATACAATTAATGCTATGATTTATTTGGATGGTGAAAATATAAATATCTGGACAATTCAAGAAAATATTGGAATATCTAAATCAAAAATAAAACATTCCCGACCTAATTCATGGTTACAGCACCAACAGAGTCAAAAATTTGAAGGTGTGTATTAAATATAAAATTGATTTTATTTTATTGTTATTTTTCAATTAAATAAAATGAATAACCAAGACGAAACCAACTACTCTGGAAATCTATATACATGGTATTGTGTTCCATGTATATATTCTATTAGAATATGTAAACAAAGTTTATATGCATGTTGTTTGTGTCTATGTTGCATAACTGGTAGTTCACAAGAAATAATAAAAATAGGAGATTTTAAAGAAGAAACCAAGGAAGAAGACCATCCATATCCATATCCAGAAATTTAAATAGTAGATATAAATTCCCAATCTAATTCGTCACATATTTTCTTCCATATAACATCTTGTTCTATTCGTTTTTCACGATCTTTTAACATCGGAAAATATGGTAAAAATTGCCCTTGATCTAGCAACTCGCATAATTTATAAACAGTATAATAATAATTTAAAAAATTAACACGATCATCGGGACAAAACTTGGCATACGGTGCTTGTATTTCTATAAAAAGATTACATAATGTATCTTCTAATTCTGGTGTCATAACAGGAGGTTTAATACCAATCATATCTTTAATAAACGGTATATGCTCATAATATTTATTATATCCTAATTTTTTTAATATTTCTTTGGCTTTATTATTTGTGATTTGATTTAATTCAATGCGTTCTTTTTTTATTTGAAGTTTTATATCCTCAATTACTTTATCTGGTATTTGTGTACTTTCTTTGGCTTGAAATTGTGCTAATATTTCTCTAAAATGATTAATACGTTTATATGCATAGAAACATACTTCCTTTGGAGGTTCTTTATAGGATGGTTTTTCATTTTCAATTAGATAAGGTATTTGTCTATAACACTTATTACATACTAATAAGCCTTCATCGTCTATTGGTATTAATTCACCAACACTACAAAATTTACATAATTCATCATTCGTTGTATAATTCCCTAAATCTATAAAACTATCATCAATATTAGATAAATATGAATTAACTATATTAACCTGTTTTTCATCTTCATCTTTATTTTTATTTATATTGAAGAATGAATCAATATTTTTCGTTTTGGTAGTTCCTTTATTTATGTCTTTCTTATCTTCAAAATAATCAAATATATATTTTGAATTGTCTAAATAATATTGTTTTTTATCATATTTTAGTGTTTTTATTTGATTTTTTATTTTCAATATTTCATCTTTTAATTCCATTTTTTCCTCAATTGAAGTTTTCTTTTTATTTAAATTAACTATTAATTCTTTCTTTTTTTCTTCTAATTTAGGAATTTCACTTACTTCATTGTTGTAAAAACTATCACAATATTCTTTATGTTTTTTATCAAGAGTTATAATTGATTTTGAATTTACTGTTATTTTTTTGGTAACTTTTGGTTTAAAGCTTGGCATATTTAATATTTTTTAAAATGTATTTTTATATCATTACAACATTAATAGTTTAAAATAATTATTATTTTTATATAACTAATGTAATGGACGAATTAAATAATAAAGAAATTTCTAAAATAAAATTCATTTATAGCGCTATAGAGGATGGATGGTGTGTAAATAAAAAGGATAAATTTTATATTTTTAAAAAAAAACATGAAAATAAAAAAAAATACATATCTGAAGATTTTTTAAAGAAATTTATATTAAAATATAATAAATAATTAAAAATAAATAATTAATTGTTTATTTATTTTTAAGATTGTATATGATGTATATTAAAATACAAAATAAATAATTATGCTGTTAAACTATTTAAATGAATTAAAATAAAAATCAAAAAATTTTTATCTTTAGCAATATTATAAATGGGAGGCGGACTTATGCAACTCGTAGCTTATGGAGCTCAAGACGTTTATTTAACTGGTAATCCTCAAATTACCTTCTGGAAAGTAACATATAGAAGATACACAAATTTTGCAATGGAATCTATTGAACAAACATTCAACGGTCAAGCCGATTTTGGCCGACGTGTAACATGCACAATCAGCCGTAATGGTGATCTTGCATACAGAACATACTTACAAGTAACACTCCCCGAAATTAACCAATCTATGGGTAAAGACGATAAATGTTACGCCCGTTGGTTAGATTTCCCCGGACATCAACTTATCTCACAAGTTGAAGTAGAAATTGGTGGCCAACGCATTGACCGTCAATACGGTGACTGGATGCAAATCTGGAACCAACTTACTGCCGAAGGCAACCAAGACCGTGGATACGCAAAAATGGTTGGTAACACCACCGAACTTACATACATTACTGATCCTACATTCGCCGATGTTAACGGACCCTGTGGTGGCGATGCACCTGTTAATGTATGTGCCCCTCGTAACGCACTTCCTGAAACAACTCTTTACATTCCTCTTCAATTCTGGTATTGCCGTAACCCCGGACTTGCCCTTCCTCTTATTGCTCTTCAATATCACGAAGTAAAAATCAACCTTGATCTTCGTCCTATTGATGAATGCTTATGGGCAATGAATGACCTCGTTGGTACTGCAGGAAATCAACAATCCGCCACCGCATACCATCAATCATTGGTCGCCGCATCTTTATACGTTGATTATATCTTTTTAGATACTGATGAACGTCGTAGAATGGCACAAAATCCTCATGAATACCTAATTGAACAACTTCAATTCACTGGTGATGAATCTGTTGGTTCATCCTCCAACAAAATTAAACTTAATTTCAATCACCCTTGTAAAGAACTTATCTGGGTTGTACAACCTGATTCTAATGTAGATTACTGTGCATCATACACAGGTGGTGAACTTCTATACAAAGTCCTCGGTGCTCAACCTTTCAACTACACTGACGCAGTTGATGCTCTTCCTAACGCAGTCCATGCATTCGGTGGTGAAAAAGCAACAGCAGGACAAAACGGTGTTATTGAGTTCGTTAACAATGCATCTGGTGTATTCCAAGACGCAAAAGCCGATGATATCTTAGGTGCTGATGATGTTGTAGAAGACTCTGGTGTATCTGATGCTGGTACTTTCGTCCTTGCTGAAACTGCTCTTAATATGCATTGTTGGGGACTTAACCCTGTCGTTGTTGCTAAATTACAACTTAATGGCCAAGATCGTTTTTCTGAACGTGAAGGTACATACTTTGACCAAGTACAACCATGGCAACATCATACCCGTGCTCCCGACACAGGTATTAACGTTTACTCTTTCGCTATGCGCCCCGAAGAACATCAACCATCTGGAAGTTGCAATTTCTCACGTATTGATAACGCAACTTTACAATTGGTTCTTTCTAACGCAACTGTCGCAGGTACAGCAACAGCCAAAGTACGCGTATACGCCACAAATTACAATGTCCTTCGTGTCATGAGTGGTATGGGTGGTTTAGCTTACTCCAATTAAGCAAATTATTTATATATATTTTATTTTTAATGTAAAATTATTGTTTTAATACATAATAATAACACCATTTATTATGTATTATTTTCTAATTATATAGTATTATGGATTTAAATGATGAAGAAGAAGATTCTACTATTAATAAAAATACAGATATAATTTCTAGAATATATAGGAATTTGTCAAAATACGATATGACATGGTGTACATTTTTAAATATTAGAAATCCATACGATAATCCAAATAATGTATTATTTAATAAACATGTTCCTATTTATGATAGTGTTGCCGCAAAACGCAATCCTGAATATGAATATGTTTATGATAAATTATGGATAGCGAATAATCAAGGATTAAAATCAGGAACATTGGAAGAGTTATTAAAGAAAAAAAATGCTTCTGAATTTCCTATTTTTATTAAACCAAGGTGGGGTACAAAAACCGCAAGAAGTGTTGGATGCTACAAAATTAACTCTTATGATGAATTAAATATTCATAAA